GCCGTGGTGTAGTCGGTGAAGCGGGACAGCGCATCCACCACCGGACGCATGGCCGTGTCTGGCACGTTCTCCGGGCCGATGTTCACATAGTTCAGCAGGCCCCAGTAAGACGGGTCCACAAGGCCCGTTTCGACGTCCCTGCCGCACCAGAAGATATTGTTCGGATACTTGGGATTCCCGGACAGGAACACCCGTCCGTCGTACATGCACACCATCGTGCAGTTCTTGATCAGGTTCTCAATCTCGGCCGTTTCGTTGACGATGCCGTTGACCGAGGTCACCTGCTTCTCCGCAATGATTTCAATGCCGGCGTATCCGGTCGGATAATACCGCACCGTCGCGTCCTGCGAGAATTCCATAATGGCATTTTCAGGCGCTGCCGGAGGAGCCGTAAACGTGATAAGGCCCGTATCGAGATTAAACGAGACTTTGTCCGAATCGGTCTGCATGAGGATCTCGGGAACGCCGTCGGTCGTGAGGATGTCAAATTCCACTTCGGTAAAGCCGACGCCCTTGGTGATGACGATCTGGTTCCGGTCTCCGTCTTCCTGCAGAGCGCTGAACCAGTCATGCGCAGAATCGGGATAGTATACGCCGTAATCCTGTCGCAGGTTATAAGTCGTAGCGGTCTGGTCTCCCTGCAGGTACCAGGTATCCGGGCTCCCGGAAAACAGGAACACGGTATCGCCTTCGTTTTCTCCGAATGCGGTTTCGGCCCACACTTCGGGATCCACGTACACGAAACCGGGAGTGGCATACACGGATTCTTCCGGAAGTTCAAGCCCGATTTCATTGGCGCCGTATCCGTTCGGCCCCTGCACCCAGGTTCTTGCGGTCTCACGGCTGTCCCAGTAATCAAGACGCCAGGAATCAAAGTTCGCGCCCTGGCGCACAATCCGGAAGGTTCCGTTGACAGGACCGGCTCCGAATTTGGACGGAAAGCTCTGCCGGATCTTGGCCACGATGGTGGCAGCGTCCTGCAGGCGGTCGACCATGTACTCTCTGCCGTACACCTTGATGGAGGAAATCCGGTCCAGGTTCGGAACGGCGATCTGAAACTCGGTCGCTTCCCCGTTTCCGACGTAGGTCTGCCGGAATTTCGGAGTAAGCATGTTCCGCTGTTCGTATTCCTTGCCGATGGTGGCATTGACGCCGGATGCAATCCCGTTGATGTAGATGGTGGGAACATAGGCGTTCTCCTCGATCGACTGGACGTTTGCGCCGTTGAGCACGAGGAAATTGGTTCCGTCCAGGATATACAGGTTGTTGTTGAACGAGAAGGATTCGCTCTTGTGGTCGGCCATGTTGGACGCAAGCACGGACATAGGCGCGTTGCGGTATACGTTCAGGATGACCTGGTAGGACATATAGACTTCCTCCGTGGTCGTCCACGTAAAGGAAAACACCCAGCGGTTGTTCACAAAGGAACGGCTCTCGTTGACCCAGCCGGCGGCCGGGCGGAAGGTTGTTTTCTTCGCTTCCCCAAGCGGCTGGTAGACGATGGAATTGACGCGCCAGCAGTCGTTGACGGTCAGGTTGAACACCTTTTGCCCGTTCAGCTCCTCGTAATTTCCGAGCGTGTAGCTTTCCTGCTCGGTTACGCCCTGCGACTTCGGGAAGTTCAGCCAGGCGTGCAGTTTGGTGCCTACGTGAACGTATAGGTCGGATCGCTGTTCCCCGTTCACGATATAGCGCCGTTCGTGGATGCCGTTGACGTTCCCGTCGGGCAGGTCCACCAGCTCCCGGAAACCGGGAACGGTCTCAATGCAGTTTCCCTGCGCGGACTGGTAGTCCTTGTACATATTGCACAAATAAGCCAGCCGCCGGTCATGGACGTGCGTATGGTCAGAGGAAAAGTCCACGCCGCGCAATTCGTCGTACACCTTCGTATAAATGGTGCCTTCTGTGATCAGACTGTGTTTCGGCATGCTTACCACCCGTACGTACTCCGGTACTGCACCGGTTCGCTCTTTGCTTCGGTCGCCCGGATAAGGGCCGCCTGCTGCTGATACTGGGAAAGATAATACTGCGCTTTCGCGTCCTCGTCATCCGCCCACACATACGCGGCGATGAGCAAAGGCATCAGCTGGCACAGATCTTCGTCCAAGTCGATTACGTCCTGCAGGGTTGCCGGGCTCTCGGTATCCACGATGGGCGCCGGCTTTCGGATATATCTTACTTTGTAAACGCCGGGTTTATCATACGGCAGGAGAATGGCCTTCCCGTTCTCGATGTCGTACTCAGAGCCGCGCAGATAAGCGTGCGTTCCGTCGTCCACGATGGGCGGTTTGTACAGGCGGAGGAAATCATCCGCCATCATCGGCACGTCATACGAAGTAAAGGGCTCAAACGCAGGGATATCCGAAACGTTTGGCCCGAGGATCTCCTCGTACAGAGCCGCGTTCCGGACGTAGAAGGTATAATCGCCCGTGAAGCGCAACCGCACCTCGCCGTTTACAAAATTGCTGTCAACCGTAATAAAATTGCGGAATGGCATGTACGTGCCTGGGGACGAGATGGCAATGGGGGCATAGCAATCCTCCCACACCCATACGTTATCTACCTCCCGGCAGCGCTCCACGTGGCAATAGCCGTATCCGCAAGCCTCAAAATAAAAAGCCTTTGCGCCATCCGCCGTATAGACGATGTCGCTCATCTTCTTGACTGGTGCAAAGGAATAGTTTTTTATCATATTCTCCATGGGTTCGTGATGGATCAGAACGTGGCTCGTCTGAGGCCGCAATGAAGCGACCTCAAACAGAGCGCGGTTCGCTGACAGTATGAAGTGTCTGTCATACTCCAGCATGGTATCCTCAAAACCTAACTGAGCAACATGATCGTACAGTTCACATACTTTCATGGCTGTAGTCCTTTTGTTTGTGGATTAGGAGTTAATGGCCTCCGCTGCCGAGTTGGATGCTGCGTCGTCAAACAACGCGATGTGCTTCCAGTTGGTGAAGCCTACGCCGAAGCGGCAGTAGCCGTTCCAGATGTAGTTCCGGGTGTGGTCGTCGATCCAGGACCGGATATCCAGGTTGACGCGGTTGTAGAACATGTTTGCCTGCAGGTTCTCGTTCGCTTCTCTGGACATGACCATGATCTTGTCGGAGGTGGTTTCCCAGCCATCCAGGACCACGATGGACCACTGGCCGTACTGGACGTTGATGTCGTTGTTGCCCGAACCGATGGTTCTCTCGGATCCGACGACTTTCTTGACCAGGGATTCCAGAGCGGGACGGTTTGCCGGGATGATGATGACATCCGGGACATAGCCCATGTTGTTGCCGCCTTCATCCTTGAAGTTCCGCATGCGGTTGGCAAGCAGAGCCAGGGTGGATTCGATGGTGGTAGCCGAAAGCATGGAAGTCTCAGAGCCGTTGACGAAATAGTTCGCCTGGGTGCCGGAGCGGTTGGCGAAGGTGTGCGCCTTGTGGAACAGAGCCTTGCCGTCGCCTACGGTCAGGTCTACCTTGCCCTTGTTGTAGGTGAATCCGGTCGAGGTGGCATTGATCAGAGCCTGCTCCGCGATCTGCTTCTGGGTCAGGTAGTACGAACGGACGAATTTCTTCGGTTTGTTCTTGATGTCGGCAGAGATACCGATCTTGGAATCATCGGCCATTTCGCGCGTGATGGTGAATTCCTTCATGAACGCGATGTGCTCGATGGTCTTCTGATAACCGGGATCGATGCTGTCGTTTTCAGCGCCCTGGCCTTCTTTGGTGGCCTGGAACGGACGGAAGTCGCCCTCACTGATGACGGTTTCCGCATAGCGGTTGGATTTCTCCACGTTGAACAGGAAACTCAGAACGTTCTTCTGCTTTTCCATGTAATTGGATTCGGACTCAATCAGAGCCTTGATCGGATGCTCGAACTTCCCGAACATCGGGTCGTTCTTGCCTTCCAGTTTGGAATAGATAATACTTGCCATTTCGCTTTACCTCCTTACTCAAACTTGACAAGCGCGAGCTTGTCAGCCACAACGGCCAGCAAGGTCGCAACGCCATCGGTTGTGGTGGCGGTTACGGCGTCGCCGGTAGCGGTCAGGGTCACCTTGGTGCCGACCACGGCGGAAGCCAGCGAAACAGACGCGTCTGCTTCATAGATTTGCTCCGGGGTTACCGGGATAACCGGAACGGATGCAGCATTGGCGGCAGCTGCGGCCAATGCGACGAACGTGGGTTTGGTGGTTGCACCGCATACCACCAGTTTGCCGGAAGTCAGTTTCAAGCCTTCGCCCTGCGTGATGGCAGCAGCACCGGCAGGATAATATTCAGGCTCGCCTACGTTGATCCTTCCGTTTTCAACTTTGGTCAGTTTGAACATAGTCTTTCTCCTTATCAGAATTTATAAAGTGTCCCGGAACAGGCGTACGATTTCTTTGTCGCTCTTTCCAGGGAACATATCTCTCCACGCGGCAAGTTCTGCCCGTGTCATCTTGGCTCCTGTGTCCTTTGAGCCTTTGGGAACGGCGGATTTCAGATGCGCTTTGCTCTCTTCCAGCGTTTTCTTTTTCGCAGATTCCGCGGCCTGTGTACGAATCCGGTCCGGGTTCGCAGCAACATATGCCTCTTTCGCGGTCAGGCCTTTGTCTCTCAGTTCCCCGAACCGCTTGAAATTCGGGATATCCTGTATGACCTTCACGTCGTCAAGACCGGCAAATGCCGCTTTGATCTCGGCCAGATCTCGGGCCGCCATCTGCTGAAACCGTTGCGCTTTCACGATTCGCAATGCTTCTTCCGATTCCTGTTCCGAAGCGCGTTTGCGCAGGTAATCGTCCACCGAAAGGCCTTCCTCGTCTGCGGCCAGCTTCGCAAGACCTCTCTTCGCGTCCGTTTCCTTTACGCCAAGGCGCTTCAACGTATCCTGAACCTGGGCCTGGAGATCTCTGTACTGCTTTTCCAGCGTTGCAAATTTCTCGTCCGGCTCGGATTCTTCGCTCGCTTCGCTCTTGTTGGCAGAGCTTCCGTCGGATTCGTCTTCTTCCTCGTCATCGGGAATGATGACGTTTCCGTCGTCGTCAAATTCAATGTCACCGTCGTCTTCTTCTTCGGTAGAGTCTTCCTCTTCCTCGGTTTCCTCTTCGGGCTCTTCGGCCTGTTCTTCCTCGACGTCTACATCAAACAGTTCTTCCTCGTTTGGCATCGTGTGCTTCTCCTTTTCAGTTTTTGGTGGTCGCCTTATTTACCGGTTCTCAAATCGTTTCCACGTTTGACATCGGCCTTCGGCTGCTCAGTGGTTCTCGGAGCCTTAATGATTCCGCCGGCGTTCGTCTGAAAGCGCTGTCCGCTCTTGCTTACGTTCTTGCTCATCTTCTTACCTCCTTGTTCCTAATAAAATAGAGCCACTACTCCCGTTTCCGGTTTTGTGGCTCTTCCTCAATGGGCAAATGGCCTGTGATTCTCAGATATTCATTTGACGGTTTGCACGGACCATAGTTTGCCGCATCGTTTGCATTTGAAGGTCAGACCCTTGACTTCGGAATCCCGGAGCAGCCCAACAAACCGCACCTTTTCTCCGCACCTCGGGCAGGCCAAACGGGTAATGTCTCCCCGTTCTGTTTCTAAAATTCGCAAAGCCATTTTCATCACCTCGTCTATATTATAAACTACAAAAAAGCGGTTTTGGTATCCCATTTCACGGGTTTTTGAACTTTTTTACGATTTTTTTCGTAAAATTCTGTTGCCCTTGACCGTGAATCCGCACCTCTCCGCGATGGCTGCTTTCTCTGCCTGCGTGACCGGCAAAGACATGATGTATTTCAGCAGCATGGTCGTCGCGCTTTCCTCGCTGACCGGAAGCCCGGAAAGCGTGTAGCCCTTGACGGCCATAACGTACACCGCCTCCTGTTTGCTCAGTCCGCTGGTGGTCAGATACTTGTACACATTCTTTTTCTTGGTGCCCGAAATGGCATTGCCCTTCTTGTCCTTGTCCGTCCCGATCTCGTTCAGCCCGGCCAGGACGGTCGCAAACTTCCCGATATCTTTCTGGAAAAAGGTCAGAAGCGTGTTATTGGTGGTCTTGGTCTTCGTTACCTCGTCTTTTGCCATCATGAAGTACGCCGTGTTGACCGACTTGATGGCTTTGGCCTGGTCTTCCTCGTTCAGCTTCTTGAAGACGCGGTCGTTCAGCATGCTCTCGATCACCGGGTTCGCCTTGGAATAGAGATACTTGAACTGCTTCTTCTGGTTGGCCGTGAGCTTGTAGGATTCACTCTTCGTCTCTCCGTTCGCGTCCGTATACGTATACGACAGCGTGTTTCCGACCGCCTTGGGAAGGACGTCATAGCCCTGCGTGTAGAGATTCAGCAGGACCTCGCGCGCTTCCTTGCTCATCGTTCCCGTGTTGTCTTTCGTATACAGCTTGAGCAGATAATCGGCCATATCCGTGTTTCCGTGATTCATATACTCCGAAAGGTCGGTCCGGTAGTCCGTCGCATAGAAGAACGAGTCCACCGCATAGCCGGCTTCGGGCGTGAACCGCCTCATCATGCCGGTTACCGTGTTCATGATGTTCCGAACCGGGATTCCGGTCAGCTCTCCGGCCGTGTAGACCGAGCGCCGCAGAACGGATCCGAATTCGTACCGCTCCACCGGCTGGCCGGATGCGGCCTTGCCGATCAGCGACACAATGTTCTTGGAATCCATGAGGAAGTCGTTCACGGTATCGTACACAAATCCGGATACGCCGTAGCCTTTGGTGAAGTAACTGGCAATCTGGTTCATGCCGGGCATCATTCCGATGGTTGTCACGGCAATGTCGGTCAGGTAATCCTCGGCAAAGGAAATCTCGTTTCCTTCCTCGTCTTCCCTGCGCTTCTTCTTGAACAGCCAGGAGATGAATTGCCCGATCATGCAGTACATGGCGTTCGCAATCAGGATGGCCGAAATGGCCCTTCCAAGCTTCTTGGCGGCTTCTGCCTTCGCTTTTGCATTCTTGGTCTGCACCGCATACGAAAGCTCGCCTGCGGCCTCCACAAGCCGGGAATACTGCTTCAGCGGCGCCGACGTGAACATGGAGAACACCTTGGCCGCTTCGTGCGTGGAACGCATCATCGCGGACCGTTCCGTGTTGGAATAGTTCGGCTGTGTCTGCCGGATCACCTGCTCGAGCAGTTTTCCTGCTTCCTTCATGTTTTCTTCGGTTCCGAACACATAGCCCTTCTCTTCCTGTACCTGCGCCTGGCAGGCATTCCACAGAACGCCGATGGTCAGACGGTCTGTCCATTGAATCGGCTTGGTTGTCACGTCCCCGATCTTGCCCACTTTGTCAATCACGCCTTCCGCCTTCACCACCACCTGGTCGTGGTTCCGGGTGAATGCATACGGGCAGTATTTGTCCATTGCCTTGAAATCGATCTTGCGGAAGAATCCGCGAAGCATGGCCTTCGGGCTCAGAACAATGGCAGCGGTCGGGAAGGATGCGGTCTGAGACAGAACCACCTTCAGGTTGGCGCCCAGCTGATACTTGGCAAATCCTCCGCGGAGCGCCCCGAAGAGGTTGAATTCCTCGTTCGGCATGACGACGCCCTGGATGTCGGAGAACAGTTTCTGCAGGTAGGCCGAAGCGCCTTTCCAGATGTTTTCATCCACAAACTTGCGCACCGTCATGACGTCGGTCTTTTCCCCGACGTTCTTATTGTACACCCGGTCGAAGGTCTGCATAGGCTGTGCCAGGTTCGCATACACCGACATCTGCTTTGCGTGCGTCTGCACCATGTCATACACGTTCCCGATATGAAGCTCGGTAGCCGCCTTCGGCTTCGTATCCTTGTTGAAGGAGAAATTATTCAGTGCGGCCACATCCTTCAGGAAGGAGCGCACGTCCATGGTGGACCGTGCGATCGTCGTCCGGTCGCGGACAATCGGGAAATAGAATTCGTCCAGAACGTTGGTGTATCCGAGGAAATTCAGGTCGGCTTCTGTCTTCGCGTTTTTGGATTCCACGTTGAAGAAATTCTCCACCAGTTTGATGAATTCCTTGTCTTCCTTGGTCAGGCTCGATTCGATCGTCTTCCGGAACCATACGGCGTTGTCTTCATAGTCCTCGTCCGTCAGGTTGGTCTCCATCGTGCCTTTTACGTGGTGCGTGTTGCCGTCCTTGTCCTCGTAGGAGAATCCGGAGCAGGCAAGGCCCTTCTGCGCCTGTGCGCGCTTGGTGGTCTCATACAGGGCAATGGCCTGATTCAGAGTCAGGGTCTCGCCATGGAAGTCAATGGTCGCGCTTGCAAGACGTTTCTGGTATCCCTTGTTCTTCTTGAAGAATTCCTCAAACGGAAGCATAAACTGCACGCGCTGGTATTCCGCCGCGGTTTCGCCCTGCAGGATCTCGTTGTACATCCTGGTCAGGAAGCCTTTCGGGTCATAGCGTTCCAGCATCCGGATCACCACGCGAGGCTCTACCGTGTAATTGAACCACTTCTGGATGGTCTGCGTGAGCTTGACGAAATGCTTGATCTTCTTGAATTCCTTGGACATCAGGAATTTCATCTCGTCCTCGGCCAGCTGCCTGGTAGTGTAACGCTTCCCTTCCAGGAAGGCCGCATCGTAGTTACGGAACAGCGCTTCCGCGGAACCGAGAATCACCTCCGCCGCCTTCAGCTCCTCGTAGGACAGAGGAAGCGGAACGCCGCTTGCGGTCTCCTTCTTGGCATTCTTGATGACTTCAAACGCGCCCAGCACGTTCGGGTCCAGCTCGCCCTTTCCGTCCTCGCTCGTCTCTGCCAGCCAGTCCATCAGAGGCTTGTTTTGGGAATTGTAGAACTTTTCGTACAGCAGCAGGATGTTCCGGGTATTGACCTTGCGGAGATTTCCGCGAAGCAGCTGGATGTTCTTTGGATTGGCTTCGCGTAGATTTCCACGATACACCAGTTTTCCCAGTTCCTTTTCCCACTTCTCCAGGATCGGATTGGAAAGAACGGTAGAGGAAACGAAGTTTCGATTGGCTCCGTCCTTCAGTTTCCTCGCTCATTTGACCACTCGGTTTTTCACTATATTCTTCTTTTTGTA